CTCGGGGGGGGGTGGGGGGGTCGAAAGGATCTGGGCATGCTTAGCATACGCAGACTTCACAAAACTCGAAGGAACGGGATGAAACCCTTTCTTAGATTGGGCAATGGAAAAGGCAGCACGGAAGAGCTGACTAGCATTAGGACCATCCGGGAGTGGGTGACAGATACGGGTCCAAAGACGTCTCAACTCACCAGAGAAGAGACCATCTCCTGGACGAAGACCATGTCTGGACCATGATTCGGGTACTGCAGGGAGAGGATTCGCTAAACAGGAAGCCATCGGAAAATCTTTCCAATACTTACAGTTAGGCACAAAATCCTTGATATCCCACAACTTCATCTTATCCATAACAGAATAAGCATCAGCTGCAGAGCAAAGCCCCACATGATCCTGATCAAGGGATCCGTCATCTTTGTGAAACAGTTCGCCTGAAACATCGATTAGTACTAAAAGTACGGCACGAACACCATAGAGGATCTGAACGAAAAGCTCGGGTATAGACATAGGTTCACCATCCAAACGAGGGATGGACTTCCCGTCCATTAACGTCGCTTTTACACGTACATCACCTTTAGTAAGGAACTCACCTTTCGTAAACTCGGAAGGCAGTTCGATACCAGCGAGCTCGGCGTACGCCAAATGCCGAGCCACTCATCATTTAACGAGGGTTTTCTAGGGTTAGAAGATAGCATTTTGCTTCCAGACTCTTCAAAATCTGGGCCTCTCAGATCCGAGGCGGGGTCTTTGGTTTCCACGGTTTGATCCGGGCTAAGTTCAACAGGAACTTGAGTTGCTGGGGGGGTCTGAGACCCCGGGTGGTTCGTCAAAAGAGACGACTGAACAGGAACCAAGGAAGTTGGCTCATCACTGTCCAGCGATTGAAGGAACTCTTTCAGAGTCTCTAACTCCTTCGCACGACCTTGGTGTTCTGCTACACGACTAAGGAAAAGCCTTTTGTCAGATTTCAACAAGCGAGATGAACGCTTTTCAGGGGGTACGATCATAAGGTCGTCCTCGCCTTGATAAATTTCATCAGAGAGTAGAACTGTAGGTTCTACCACGGCTGGAAGATGCGAAACTAATTCGACCTCATCAGAGGTTTCGGGTTTCATAAAGCATATCCAACTAGTGGTAGTAACGGGCCCATTAGGACCAACAGTTACATTACGGACATGGAGGGTTCGTAATAAAAGACCATCAATGACGTCTTTGAGTTGAAAAATATTTAAAGATGTTCTCTTGTGCATGATAGCAGGTGCCGATGACTTGTT